AAATTGTACTAGAACCATTACTGATTCAATTAAACTTGTACCAAGTCCTTCCATAATACGACTAAACTTAATAGTATCTTCTTGTACACGTTGAGCTGCGCCTTCAATGGTACGTGCTTTATCGTATACGCTATGATACCATTCAACCATTGCTGCTCTCCAACGGAACAAATAGTGTGCAGTAAAGTAACTAACAACTACGGCAATCAAAACATAAATTGCAGCCAAGTAAATAAAAGTTCCTAAACTACTCCAATATTCAGTAATTGTAATAGCGTTTGGTGCACCAAGTGCTTTTTGAATCATATCGTAAAACTGTCCAAACCATTCGTTAATTTTAACGTCAATTTGAACTTGTATCCACAATGAACTTAAAATAACAGCTGAACCCAGCCACGACCATAATCTCCATTGTTTTTGTGTGAAAAATCTAAACATTTTCTTTTCCTTATATAAAATGTAGAATTAACTACATACATATCTATTTATCGTAGCAATAGGATGTCTAATTTGCATAAATACAATATAACAAGGAAACCTGCATGCCAAGATTAAGTTTATATAAACCATTTAAAGGTAACGACTATAAGTTTATGGATCACGCAATACGTGAACAATTCGATATAGGCGGTACTGGAATACACGTACACAAGTACCTAGGACCAGATCCTAAAAGAGATAGTAAAGATCCTAGTGAGCCTAATTATGGCAGTGGACTTGAGATTGATAATATTACAGGCGAAGAAATTAATCCTGAAGGTTTAATTGACGAAACAAACATACAAGACTTACTATTCATGGAAAACAGAGATCGTAAATACGATCCTGATGTATTTGAACTACGTGGTGTATACAATGTTAGTGACAATGACTTTGATTTAACACAATTTGGATTATTTTTAACAAACGATACACTGTTTATTAGTTTTCATATTAATGATATGGTAGAACGTATGGGTCGTAGACTTATGCCAGGTGATGTAATTGAACTACCACATTTACGTGATGAATTATTACTTACAAACGACAGAGATGCTATTAATAAGTTTTATGTTGTACAAGATGCCGCAAGAGGAAGTGAAGGTTTTTCACAAACTTGGTATCCACACATTTGGCGTGTTAAAGTAGCACCACTAACAGATACACAAGAATACGCAGATATACTTGGTACTGCTAATGATCCAAATAGTCTTAAAAATGATATCAGTGCATACAAAACAGAACTTAATATTAGTAATGCTATTGTAAAAAGTGCTGAAGCAGCAGATCCGTTAGGATTGCCATTAGCTGATCATTTATTTGGCGTAGACAATAATACTAATGAATACAATCACGGAGAATCACTAGAACAAGGTGATCAATTTCCAGTTGTACCAAACGAAGGCGATTATTTTGTAAGAACAGATTTTACACCTAATAGACTTTTTGTGAGACGAGGTAATAAATGGCATAGACTATATGATAATGTTACTGATCAAACATGGAGTGATAGAACATATAATGCAAGTAGCTTTATCAATAATAATGCTACTACAGTTATTGACGATAAAGAGTTTCCTGAAAAGCAAGCACTTAGTCAGGTAATTAAACCAAAGAGTGATTTTTAATAATGGCACAACAATACTTTTACGATAAACAAATTAGAAGATACATTCAACAGTTTATAAGACTGTTTAGTGGATTCAGTGTCGAAATGGGTAAAAACGATCAAGACTTATCTATATTTCAACAAGTACCTGTACGTTACGGAGACATCAACAGAATGGCTGCACACATAACAAGAGAAAACAGTGAAAATATTATCAATACTGTTCCATTTATAAGTTGTTATGTAACTTCATTAGATATGCTACCAGAAAGACGTACATACCAAGATCATGTTGATAAGGTTCAAGTTTTTGAAAAGAAATATGATAACGAAACCGGAGAGTATACTAATGAACGAGGCAATAGCTATACTGTTGAAAGACATGCACCCGTTCCTTACATGCTACAAATGAATTGCGACATTTGGACTTCAAATACAGATCAAAAATTACAGTTAATGGAACAAATATTAGTATTATTTAATCCTACATTAGATATAAGAACAAACGATAGTCCAATTGACTGGACTGCATTAAGTCATGTAGAATTAACTAATACAACGTGGAGTACTAGAAGTGTAGGATCAAGCATAGATGATATTATTGATGTTGCAACTTTAAGTTTTAATATACCAATACATATTAATCCTCCAGCTAAAGTTAAACAACAAAAATTAATTCATACAATTATAAGTGAATTATATAATTTAGATGACACAAATTTAGACTTGTTCAGAGAAGAAAAGTCTTTTGATACGCAAACATTACAATATACTATTGTAACATACGAAGATAGAAAAGTGAAATACGAAGATGGAACTTTACAATTATTAAATGCAAATGGGCAAAAACTTGACAACGATGGTTTAATACTAGACTGGACAAAAGAGTTAAAACCCTTTGGTGTATTAAGAACTGGAATAAGTCAATTAAGGCTTAGAAAAAATTCAGTTACAAATCCTAAATCAGACGATATAATTGGTAAACTTGATTTTCATCCTAGTAACCCAAATCTATTAACAGTTGATGTAGATCAATCAACTTTACCAACAAACACACTAACGGCTGTAAATGCTATTTTAGATCCAGTTATTAATTATCCTGGAGATGGAACAGTACCAGCTGCCGTACTAGGACAACGATATATTTTAATTAACGATACTCCTAGTAATCAGTTGTTAAATGTTGTTGCACACAAATATGATATTATTGAATATAATGGTTCGGCATGGAATGTAAGTTTTGATGCTTCAACAACTATAGACACTCAATATGTAACTAATGTGGCAAGTAACGACCAACTTGAATGGAACGGCAAAGAGTGGGTTAATAGTTATGAGGGAATTTACAATGCAGGATTCTGGAGACTCTATCTCTAACATCGACGACCCATGTGACGATGTAAGCCATTGGATAGGAAAAATATGATAATAGCAAGTGGTTGTTTATTTTTAAGCACAGACACTGGAAGAATAATGCTTCAGCAAAGAAGTGGTGAAGTTAATCACCCACGTACATGGGGTTTTTTTGGAGGTAAAGCTGAAAAAGGTGAAAGACCAAATGAAGCACTACTGCGTGAAATAGAAGAAGAACTTGGATTAGTTCCTGATATCAAAAAAGTTATTCCTATTAATAAATTCACTAGTCCTAATAAGAAATTTGTTTACCATACATTTTTAGTTACAGTTGAGGAAGAATTTATTCCTATTCTTAATAATGAAAGTGATGGTTATTGTTGGATTAAAATTGGTAATTGGCCTAGACCGTTACACCCTGGTGCAAAAATACAATGTAATTCAAAACAGTTTGTTAAAAAGATAAAAACAGTATACGAACAGTTTACTACATCTTTGGATTAATAATACCCATTTCTTTTCTATTAAATATATTATTTAAAAAAGAATTAAATACTTCTTCACTATCGTATTGATGAATATCACTAAAGTCTGGATCAATGTCATACATCTCAGAGTTTGTTCTCATGTTATGTGAAAAACCCAAAGCAGTTGCCGTTTCTTTCCAACCATAATAACGTTTTAAATCAAAGTTATTTTTTATTTCATCACATTCTATAGCAATTTGTTGTAACATTCTTTCATCATTCTTATACCATGTATATATTGGATATGTGATATTCCATCCACCTACATGTTTCCACCAATTAAAACATTCTTGTGGCGTATCATAAAAAGACCAAAACCTTGCTTTTGGAAATAGTTCTTTTAACAATGGTAAATGATAACTGAACCAATGACTTTTAATAATTTTAGTTCCATAATCCCAATCTGAAAATGGTGCTTTAAATTCTTGTATTATTTCTTCTTTAGTTAATGTATCCAATATGTCAAACTTATGTCCTACTGGATTATCGGGTCCCCAATAAGCACCTCGGTGCCAACCAACAACTTGTCCATCAACTTTCTTTCTGTATACAAAGTTATTTTTATTATCAGATAAATTAATATCTTTGCATATAAGACTAAGCATACGAATTGCTCCACTCCATCTAGAACCTGGAGCTCCTGTAACTATAATTAAATCTTCGCCCTGATATTCCATTAGTTTCCTTTATTAATTTCTTCTAAAACTTTGTTTGCAAGATATTCATGTGTCTTAGGTCCTGGGTGTGTTTGGTCTCTTCCTAAGTCTATCATTTCTTCTTTACTGTATTGTATTGATTTAATGTGTGTTGGCTCGTAATCATAAAACCAATGCTTTCTTCTTTCATTTGGTTCTAGTATATAATATTGTGCATTTGGAAATGATTGTAGTAATGCTAATTCAAACATTTTAAATATTTTACCATTACTTTGTTTAAAAGTTTCTCTAACAAGTTTTCTAACCTTTTCATCTTTTTCTTTTCTTAACCAAAATCTCATAAGCCAGTTAGTATCATTAACACCCCAAAAATCAGTAAGTATAACGTATTTTGGATTAAGTTTAAAATCAAATAAATTATCTGCCATGTCTGTTAATGTATCAAAATCACTTATGTTAAAATGATTCAATGATAATTTTTTAGAAAGCAAATATGGTATACTCATCTCATACGGTATTCCAGTTCCTAGTAATAAACTTCCACCTGCAAATACTATACCAACATCAGTTAAATCATCTGGGCCTCTGTATCCGTATTTGTTCCATGTATAGCTAAAGTCTAATTCAGCATTATTATCCCAATCAAGTTCTTGTATTGCATTAAAAGTAAAATGGTCAGTTCCATTTTCTCCTATTTTACATTTGTTTCCTGTATCATGTCTGCCATAATATTTTATTGTTTCGTTTGGCAATCTTGGTTGTTTTTCAGATTTTTCTTTTTGATTATAAAAAAACTTTGGATCTACTTCAGGAAAGTCGTTTTCTATCATACTTCAATAATCCTATTAGGGTCTGGATTGTCAATCATGTGTTGTACTTTATCATTAATGAATCCAGTAAATTGAAACGTAACTCTTGGAGTATATCCAAAGTTAGCTGTTCCATGTGGCATGTTACACCAGTCATATGTTATACACTCACCTGCTTTATATTGATGATAATATGTATTACCGAATTGCCATACATGTCCATAATCCCAATCTTGCAACATAACTAAAAATCTTCTTAGCTTTAAAGGATTTTTATCTGCGCCAGCTTTAGTCCATACTTCACGCCAACCGGGTCTTGCATATCTCATTTGTTGATCAATATGAATAGGAGTAACTTGTCCTAGCCTTTGAATATGTAATCTAGATTGATGAACATCTACTCCTAGTGCATCTATCATTCTAAGTAGTATTGCATACTCTGGAGATTCGTTACGTTTTGCAAAATAATTCTTTCCATCTTTATCAAATTTTGCTCTAACGACCATGTCATGATACATACTACTTACATCTTCTTTTCCAGAAGCAAGTAGAACATCTTGTATTTCGCCATCATGTAAATCTTTATCTTGTTTGCTTAAATTACGCTGTCTATAATTTCCTATAGTCATTTCTGTTGCAGTTTTTAATGCGTGTTGTACTGCTTCACTAAAATCTCCTACAAATCTACAAGGAACAACAAATGTTTCTTCATGTGGATCAGCAAAAGTATCAAAGTGCCAATCAGCACGTAATTTATTATGCTCCCATCTACTTGGAACTCCATCTACTTTAAAGATGTTATCCATTTTGTCATGTTTTTCCATCTGATCATTGCTGTACATTTCGTCTTTGTATGCTGAATCAGTTTGTGTATTACCTTCTTGATGCTTATGTTCTGCTTTTTTGACTGCATCAACAAGGTCATCTATTTTGTCGCCACTATAGTAATTTTTATCTGTTTTTTGTTTCATGTTAATGTTCTTTACAGTTTGGTAACATACTAATAATTGTCTTTAAATTATTTTCAGTTAAAAACACACTCATCAATATATGATATATGTCGTCTGACATAGCAAAGCTACCGTGTTGTTTTCTTGTATTTAATATATATGGAACACCGGGTTTAAAATCTATGCGTTTGTTTTCGTATATAAAATTCCACTGGCTAACATCTGTTTTATTCAATGGAATGAAGATTCTAATTTGTGGATTTAATCTATATGCATCTCTATGCATACTAAAAAATGAGCCTGCGTTCATGTGTGCGGCTCTACATCTGGCTAAATTTTCCCATTTAGTAAAAAAATCAATTATTGATGGGCAATTGTGTGTATTAGTATTTGGCTCTTGATATTCTGCGTGTTTACCTTTGTGATCAAGTGTTAAATCACCTATTGGTCCTGTTAGATTTACTCCACGTTTTCCATTAGGTCCTTGTTCCCATTCTAGTTTTTTAAGTTCATTGATAGCCTCTTCTGAATCAAATTTATAATCTAATTCAAATATATCTCCGTAACTATTCAGAAGTGGTAGTAGATTTATATCTTTCATTTTTTGGTTTCTTTCTTAGTTCGTCCATATCTTTTATATGCTGAATACGCATAATTTGATGATACATTTTGATTACACCTTTAGGTGCATCTGCTTTCCATAAGAAAGGAAATATTCCATGTATAACGCTTTTAAATGCAATTACAACAAGCGACCAGCTATTCTTAAAACTATGCCATAAATGATACCAGTATCCCCATCCGGTTTCTACTTTAAGATGATGTATTGATTCCTTGAACCATTTTAACATTTATCATTCCGTCACTTTCTTTTTCATACTTGCAACAAACTGTTCACGCAACCATTCGTAGTCATTAATTTTGTTAAGAGCATCTACATCTTTCGCATGTTGTTCACCATACGATTTTCCTTCTAATGCACCCTTAATACAATAACGTCCAAATCTTGCACCGTTGTCTAATGTACACCATGCTTCTAATCTGTCTACTGTATCTTTTCTAGGACTATCTGTTTGCTGAATTCCACTTGAAAGTTTTACACATTCACGGAATGAACTACGCCATGTTCTGTATGGATCTTTATTAAATCTTGTGATGTTTGATACATCAGTAATTGGTTGATAAAAACTAACACCTGTTGTAAAGTCTGGAAGTACATGTCCTAGTTCTAATAATTGTTCTCTTGGAAATAATTTTACACCACCATATCCATATTCTAAATCGTTAATAGGATTTTTAGCACTCCACACATATGTTGTATTTTTACGTTTACTCATTGGTGGAATATAATCAAAACTAAAATGCGACATTACATCTGCATCTGCATCAACAATGTATACCATTTCTGATTTAGCTAATTCTGCAACTTTTCTGTGTGCGTTACCAATGCCTTCAACATTTTTAACATGTTGTGCATCTTTAAATCTGTTTCTTAATTTTTGGAAATTCTCGTCTGCTTCAGCTTCATGAAAACTAATCATAAAGATATCAAATTCTGCTACATGATAACTTGAAACAATTTTATTTTGTACTATAGTATGTGCTACACCATTAGTAGGAACTAAATGAATATCTCCCCAACTAACTGGTCTGTTTGTTCTTTTAATTACTCTAGGAAATGTGTGTATCACAGATTTTGCAATACGATCAGTTGGTCTATATTGCCAAGGAAAGCTAGGATTAATTTCAGTTTCATCAAATACTACCCAAGCCATGTCAGCTGTATCTTTGTATTGTGATGCTTCTTTTAGTAATTCCGTTTCTTCTGTAATTTTTGTAGCAGTTCTAATTATTGGATATGATTCGAACATAAATCTTTTTAGTCTATCCCAAGGCGTTACTACATTTTGTCCTTGAAACTCTTTACCTTTGTTATTAATTAAATTAATCATTGCAATCGCCTTTAACTGTAATTGCACGTGTTCCTATATGTGCAATTCTGTCACTTAATTCGTGACTAATATTTACTTCGTATCCTGCATCATTTGCAAGGCTACAAAAGTATATATCTTCTCCTACAAGGCTAGTATATGTTTCATTATATTCTATCTTATAGTGAGGCAGAGGAATATTCTCGTATACTTCTCTTCTTACTAACATCATTCCACTACCAACTGCCCAAACTTTTTCAATTCCTGTACCTGTTAATACTCTACTATCTAAGTTTGTTTTGCTTTTAAAAGCAACAGGTCTGTGCGGTGGTACTCTTGTTGCATAATTACCAGCAATAATATCCTTATTGGCTGCTAATAATATATTTAGCGTATCTACTGGAAATTGCATATCAGCGTCTATCCACATAATATGTGTACAATTTGTTTCTAATGCTTCAGTAACAAGTTGCTGACGTTGCATTGCTACTTCGCTTCCCATGTTAAAATGTAAGCTAGTAGATAGTCCAGTCTCACCACACTTTTTTTGAAGCATGGCAAGACTGTACGCAAAAACCGCTGTAACATTATCTCGCACAGGAACACATATTGCTACATTTGCGGTGTTATTGTTTTTGTGGAAATAGTTAGGTACGCTTACCATTAATTATTTTACAGAAGCTAGTTCTGTTTGAAGTTCTGCTTCTACTTGCTGTACTTCATAATTAAGTTGTTTAGCGATAGCTGTAGCTTGTTTAACACATGCGGCAAATGCTTCATCTTCTAAAGCTACCATATAATTCATATGCTCAGGCTGTACTTTACCAATTGTTAAAATATCAATGGCTGCTAATTTTGATAGACGTGCTACCCAATATTCTTCTTCAGACTCTTCAATATTTGCTAGTAGTGCATCAATATCATGCTCAGCTGCAAAATCTTTATGAATTGCTTCTAAAACTGGTAAGTCTGGATGTTGTTGTTCACGTGCTTGCATAAGCTCCGTGGTTAATACTTGTGCTTTACGAGATGCGGTTGGATGTGCACCAAGCACGAACGTCTCGATTTCAAATCGTGTTCTTATACTCATTGTTTTCTCCTGTGTTGAGTTTACATTATTTGTAAATATATTTAGTTACTATTTTACAATAAAACAATGATGCTGTCAAGTAATAACAACATCATTGTTAAATTAATTCTTATGGATGTGTTGGTTCGTCGGTTGTTGGATCTACTCCAGAACTCGTACCCCACGTATTAGGATTCTGCCATCCGCCAAACGTAGCCGATAAACTAATGTTTGTTGTTACTGATGGTGTAATAAACGCACCTAATTGACTTAGTGTTACTGTTCCACTTAGTCCAAAATAGTTACGAACTTCTCCCATGCTGATTGCTGAACCTGTTGCTGGTAATGCCATTTGTTGACTCCTTGCTTATAATTAACGTTAATCACAAGCATATTGCTTGCTTAACTATTTATCTATATGTCTCATAACATATAATAGTATATTACTTTGCTTTAATTTTGATATTAAGGTATTATTTGTAATGTAGATGGTACTAATTGTATCCAATTTGTTCCGTCATATCCTTCAAATATTTTAGTATCAGTATTAAAATAAAACTGTCCTTCAACCGGGCTAGCCGGTCTTTGTGCTTCTGTACCCTTTGGTGCTACCCAAGTTGTAGGTGCATTTGCATAACTTTGTAATGTAGATGTAACTGTAGTTATCTGTGTATTTGTATATGAATTTGCTGAATTTACCGCTGCTGTTTTAGTTATTAAATCTTGTTGTTGTACAAATAAATTAGATACCGCTGTTGTTGAATAATTTGTTAAGTCACTTGGCTGTATTACATTATTAGCATCAGTTAAGTCACTTATGTCTAATCCAGTTATTGTTGCATTAGTAACATCTATTGTATCATTAACAGTTAGTTCATCTATCATTGATTCATGTACAACTAATTGAGAATCGTTGTTTCCTGTACCTACTGTTAAAACCGGATCATTTGCTAGTCTGTCAGCAATGTCACCAAACAATGTTCCTGTTATTGCTATATTCTGTCCTTGCAGTGTATAGTAGCCTGTTGTATCAATTACTGTTGCTCCACCTTGCGATGATGGTGCTTTTATTAAATCAATTTCAGCATCGTGAATTGTTAATAGATCTCTTACTGGACCGGTGGTAATAATTGGTGTATTTTGAGTAGGTGAAATTACATCTCCATATAAGCTACCTGCTACATTACCTGTTAGTGTGTATTGAGGTTGCGAAGCGTTTAATACGGTTGAGCCAGTATTTGGATTTATAATGTTGCCCGTAACATTACCAGTAACATTACCAGTAACATTACCTTGTAAGTCGGCGTGAACAATAGGACCTGGTGTTGCATCATCTTCAATAATAAGTGTACTGCCGGTTCTGTCATAAACTGCACCGTTCCAATTACCAATTGTAGTTGTTCCAGTAAAGTCTGCACTACCACCAGTAAATGTAGCAATGCCACTAATATTAGTAGTGCCTGCATTTAATGTTGTTGCGGTTGCTGAATCAACTGTTAAGACAGAATCTAAATTTCCAGTTCCGCTTTCTAAAATTTTATTTGCACCAGTTGGATTGTAAACATCACCATACACATTGCCCGCTAGTCCGCCAGTAAATGTAGTACTTGTACTTGATACATCAACAATAACGTTTCCACTATTATCAACTACATCTCCACGATATGTTGCTGGTGTACTTGCATCTCCTGGGTTTAAAACAATTGATGTTGCGTCTGTTTCGTCTGCTAAGTTATAACCAACTTTAGTAGCATATGCAGAGTCTGTATCAGTAAAACTAATAACACCTGTTGCACTATCATAAGATAAACTACCAGTTGCTGATATGGCTGCTCTTGCATCTGCATCTGTATATTGTGTTGGTAAATTACCTGCAATAATTGTATCTGCAGTAATTGTTCCTACTGTAATACTACCTTTTACTATGCTTGCATCTAAGGCACTTACATCATTAATAGTAGAAGGTGATAATTGAATTGAATCAAGTAAAAGAAAGTTGTTTGTTTCACTGTCTCTAACAAGACCTGCATATGTAGTTGGCCCTAGTTTTCCTAAAAACCCGACATCAGTTGCTTGTATTCCATCTTTGTTTAATATTAATAGTGGATCTGAAAACCCAACATCTGTACTAATTATATTAGTAGTTTGTATTCCTCTAAATGCCATGATACTATTCCTTTAATTATAGTAGTATTTATCACAAACAAACTTTTATACGGCCATAAAAAAAGCAGGGCTTTCACCCTGCTTTAATTTTGTAATTAAAATTTAATTACTTAGCTTTAAGTTCTTCTACTTGAGCTGATAATTCCTTAACTGCTTCAATTAGTAGACCTGTAATGTTTCCGTATGCTACTGAATGAACACCTTCTGCATCTGTATGTACTGCTTCAGGAAGTACTGCTTTAAGTTCCTGAGCGATAACACCTGTTGATACTGAACCGTCTTCAATTCTTTCAAATGTAACACCGCGAATTGCTTCAACTTTACCTAATGCGCCGTCGATAACTTGAACGTTAGTTTTTAAGCTATCATCTGAATAAGCAGTAATATCACCAGTTGCTGTAAAGCTACCAGAGTATGAACCACTCATTAAGAACTGTGTGCCACTTAGTGACAAACCGTTACCTGCTGAGTAAGTTGTATTGTTATCATTTGCATCTGCATAGTTTTGAGCCGCTGTTTGAGCTGCTGCAATTGCTGATGTAACTGATGCTGCATAGTTGGCATCATCACTTAATGCTGCCGCTAGTTCGTTAAGTGTGTCTAACGTACCTGGTGCACCACCAATTAAAGAAGTAATTTCAGAATCAGTATATGATTTTGCACTTACTAATGCTGCATCTGCTTTAGATGTAGCGTCTGCACTTGCAGTTGAAATTGCATCTGCTTCAGCTGTATCTGCATACGCTTGTAGAGATGTAGTTTGAGCCGAGTCTGCTGCTGCCCAAGCACTATTAATACTTGAAGTTTGAGTAGCATCTGCTGCCGCCCACGCTGCATTAATTGAAGTTTCTAATGCTGTGTTTGCCGCTGCTGCAGTTGATTCTGCCGCTGCCTGAGCTGCATCTGCTTTAGTTGTAGCGTCTGCACTTGCTGTAGCTTCTGCCGCCGCCTGGGCTGCGTTTGCTTTAGTAGTTGCATCACCTGCCGCTGTAGAAATTGCGTCTGCTTCGGCTGTATCTGCATAAGTTTCCAAAGCAGTTGTTTGTGCAACATTTTGTGCATCAACATATGTAGTGTTAGCTTTAGTACCGATTGCTGTATTTGCAGTTACGATATCAGCTGAGTTTACATTAATTGCCGCTAGGTTTGAAGCAATGTTAGTGTTTGCAGTAACAATATCACCTGCGTTTGCAGCAATAGAGTTAGTTACTGTTGTACTAAAGTTTGCGTCATCGCCTAATGCATTAGCTAATTCGTTTAGTGTATCCATAGTGCCTGGAGCACCATTTACTAAATCTGCAATTGCACCATCGACATATGCTTTGTTTGCCGCATCTGTATTTGCTACGGCTGTGCCAACATTGATGATAAGATTACTATCCATATCAAGTTTGTCACCTAATGCAACAGCTGTGCCGTTTGCATCTGTTATTTTTTTACCGGCTGCCATTTGTAGCGTGCCGTTCATGTTAACAGTAGTATCTGAACTTAATGATAAAACACCTGTACCAGTTGTTTTAACTGTCATTCCTTGGTCGTTATCTGCACTAACAACAATTGTTCCAGAATCATCTTGTAGAACTTTTTGGTTGTTAATGAATAATGAACCTTGTGATAGATATAGGTCTTTCCACTTTGCTGTAGTTGAACCTAAGTCGAAACCAGTTGTACCATCTGAATCTACATTAGGTAGGATTGAACCACCCATTGTTAAATTCGCTAATAATTCAGAAGCATCATCAGTTTTAAAACCACCGTCAATTATAAATTTTCTTTGTGCCATTTTATTGACTCCTTTTTGATCAAAAAAGTTATGATACATAGAGTATCATACATATTTATTTCTTTTCTTTAACTGTAAACAACTATTATAAGCAGTTTCCAATTAATGGGACGCTGTTTTCACAACGCCCCTTTGTTAATCTAGTTCTTAGACATCCATGTAAGTTGCAATAACTTTCACTGTCGCTGAACCTGAAGTTGGTGTATACTGAAGTAGAACACTGTTGCCCGACATAGTAACACTTGCATCACCAATTAAATCTGATCCGGTATAAACCATAGCATATTCTGTGATGTATGCAGTTGTACCATCGTGTACAACCAATGCTTCTCTTGTTTCATAATTACCTGCGCCATCATCAACTTGCATGATATACTTTGCTGAACGATATAATACACCGTTGAAAGTATCAATTGTAGTTGAGCCAGTTGCTGATACATCTGAACCTTGTACATAAGCCTTAATATCTGATGCCAAGTTGTCAACAGTAATTTGACCACTTGTTATTACAGGAGTTAAACCTTGTGCGTGTGCTACAACAACTGCTGCTGTTCCTGTTGGAAGAGCTGAAGCAAATGTAATAGTTTGGTTACCACTACTAATAGTATAGTGAGTAGTTGGATCCTGAATAACACCACCAACAAATACCATGCTGTTTGCTTGGTCTGTTGCGAAGTTAAGTGAGTATGTAGTCGCTACGCCATCACCTGGGATAGTTTGACGATTGTTAGCTGTAAAGATCTGTAAAGGATCTGCAAGCTCCATACCAGACTCATCTGATTTAACTTGTAAAACATAGTCCGCTTTACCTGTATAGTTACTGTCTGAAACATCAGTTAAGTCAAGTACTGATTCATTAGTATCAATACTAATTACACCAGTTGAACTATCATAACTTGCTAAGCCGTTGCCTGCAGTATCTGTTACAGAAATTGCTGCTCTTGCTTTTGCTGGAGTATAATACTCGTTGCTACCTTCAGATAAGTCATCTGTAGTATAAACTGAGATGTCTTGTGCTGTGATTGCCGCTTGCATTACTGCTAATGAAACTGCGTCACTTGAAGCTGAAGCTGTACCTAGTCCAGTTATCATGTTACTATCCATATCAACATCACCTGACATAGTTCCACCAGCTAGTGGTAGTCTTGCCGCGATGTCTGTTACGTTAGTTGCGATATTTGTTACGTTAGTTGCTACTTGTGTTGTATTAGCCGCTACTGCGCCTGTTAATGTACCATCTGCAGTTTGGAACGCATTAACGATTTCTGTTAATGAATCCAATGATGCTGCATCTGTGTTGCTTTGAATAAACGCGATATCAGTTTCGTTTGCACTTACACGAGTATCTAGTGCCGAAATTGCACCTGTGTTAGTTGCCACGTTAGCTGTTAATGTTGCGTCTGCTGCCAAATAAGCTGTATCAACTGCTTTAATTGCCGCGTCCAATTTCATATCAGCGTCTGCTAATGATGAAGCTGCATCGTGGTAGTTAGAAGTAGTTGGAGCTACATAGTCGCCGTTTGCATCTAAGCCTGCACCTGCCTGTGTTGCAGTAATTTCAACTAAGTTAGCCGCCGAAGCTGCTGCGTTTGCTGATTCTGCCGCTCTTGCAGTTGACGCCTCTGAAGTGATAGCATTAGCGTTAGCTAATTCTGCCGCTCTAGCCGTAGTTGCTTCTGCTGTAATAGCATTTGCATTTGCAAGTTCTGCCGCTCTAGCCGTTACTGCTTCCGCTGTAAGGTTAGTTGCGTTTAAGGCAATTGCTGTTACGTTAGTTGCAATATCACTTGTGTTAGTTGCAATGTTAGTTACATTAGTTGCAATATTAGTTGCGTTTGTGCCTTCTGCTGCTCTTGCTGTTACTGCCTCTGCTGCAATTGCGTCTTCATTTGCTTTAACTGCCGCATCTAGTAATACGTCTACTGCTTTCATTGTAGAACCACTATCCATGTAGTTTGTTCCACTATGTGCTGTAAATGTACCATTTGCGTTTAAGCCAATTGCTGTTTCTACTGCGTCAACTTCAGTTTGCAATGCTGTAACCGCTGCTGCTGAACCTGAGTTCAATTCGTTAATAGCTGCCGTTACATTTTGTGCTGTAGTTGTAAGTACTGCTGAACCCATTGTAGTTTCCAATGCGTCAACATTACCTTCTTCAGTTGTTAAGCGGTTGCTTAATAACGTATCTGCTGCTGCAAACTCTGTACGAATTAACGCACGGTCTGTAGTTGCTGCAGTTGACAAACCAGTTAATGTTGCGTCAACACTTTGGAATTCAGTAACAATTTCTGCTAATGAGTTAAGTGCTGTTGCATCTGTGTTTGACAAGATGTTAGCAATAGCAGTTGTGTTAGTTGCTACATTTGTAGTCAATACACCTTCTGCTGATTGGGCACGAGCTGATTCAGTGTTAATAGCAGATGTGTTAGCTGCAATATCAGTTGTATGCGTTGCTAATAAGGCATCATGTGCATTATCTTTATTTGTTGCACGAGTTACTTCATTGCTAATTGCAGTTGTATTTGCACCCTCTGCCGCTAAAGCACGAGTTTCTTCAGCCGCAATATCGTTTGCGTTTTGTAGTTCTGCTGCACGAGCTGTAGTAGCCTCTGCATCAATGTTAGTTTGTAATGTAGTATCTGCAGTCGTTCTGTTAGTTACTTCAGTTGAGATAGCTGATGTGTTTGTGGCAATGTCACTTGTGTTAGTAGCAATGTCACCTGTATTAGCAGTGATGTTTAATGTATTAGCTGCTTCTGCCGCCAACGCACGAGTTTCTTCTGCTGCAATTGCCGTTACATTTAACGCTACTTGTGTAGTGTTAGCTGCAACTGCACCAGTTAAAGTACTGTCTGCATTTTGGAATGCATTAACGATTTCTGTTAATGAATCTAAAGCCGCTGCATCTGTGTTAGTCTGTATAAACGCAATGTCGGCTTCGTTTGCAGTTACACGAGTGTCTAATGCTGTGTCAGCTGCTGCTCTAACGCCTGCTTCAGTGTTAATATCTGTAGCATTTGCTGCCTCTGCCAACCCTGCACGAGTTACTTCTGCTGCTAAGTCTGTAGTTAAAGTTGAAATTTCACCATTAGTTGTAGCAATCTCTGCCGCTAGTCCACTTGTTAATGTTGTAATGTCGCCTTCGTTTGCAGTTACACGAGTATCTAGTGCATTATCTGCCGCTACTCTTGCCGCTGCTTCAGTAACTACTGCTGCTGCATTAGTTGCCTCAACGCCTTGAGCACGAGTAATTTCGTTTGCAATGTTAGTTGCGTTAACGCCCTCTGCTGCCGTTGCTCTTGTTACTTCAGCTGTAATTGACGCACCATTGGCCGCCACTGCTGCTGTTAATGTACTATCAGAACTTTGGAATTCTGCAACGATCTCTGCAAGAGAGTTCAATGCTGTTGCATCCGTGTTTGAGATAATATTACTAATCTGTGTTTGTAAACCAGCGTCTGCTGCCTTATAAGCTGAATCTAGCGCCGTATCTGCCGCTGTGCGATCACTTACTTCGGTTGCAAGGTTTGTAGTTAGAACACCTTCTGCTGCTAACGCACGAGTTTCTTCTGCAGTAATGTCTGTTGCATTCTGAGATTCTGCTGCACGAGCGATAACTGCCTCTGCTGCTACTGCTGACGCTATGTCTGCCGCAACTGCCGACTGAGCACGAGCTTCAGTAAAAAACCTAGCGTCAACATGTTCAGTTAGATCTGATGTATCAAAAGATCCAATTAAATTTGCTGCCGTTACGCTTTTTAAAGTTGATGTGCCTGAGTCATGTACTAATAGTGTGTCTAAATCCGCTAGTGCTGATGTGCTAGTTTGGCCTGAAACTGCACTCGCATCTAGTTTTGTGTTAAGAACTGAATTGTCCCCTAACGCTGGACTCTTAATTTGTCTAAAAGCCATATAGATTTCTCCAATCAAATATATTTGATTCCTTATAATCTTTATAAGGAAAGGTTAAGTGTGGTATATGAACTCCACATTTAACACACAGGTTAAAACCCGTGCAATGTATTTACCTATATTTGGTTGGAATTAAGTTATTTGTGAACTTGATTTTGAAAAATATATTTCCCTAGATTGGGAAATATCTAAAGTCAACTGTCGAACTTGTTGACGGTGCATTTGTGATTGTTAATGTTGCTCCACTAATGCTATACTCTGTTGGTTGTAGGATTAAACCATCTACTATAACTAATACACTGTGGACACTGTGTCCGCTTTGAATAGTATATTGTGTTGTAGTGTTGTCTCCCACATATTGACTACTAGTATATATCAAATTTAAGTGCTGGTTTCCTACAGAGTTATTTAATAAAGTTGTATTAGTTGCACTTGGATATCTGTACTTAACATATATCTCATCACCGTTATCTGGAGTTTCATTAAAGTTCAATGTTGTTCCACTTAACGAATAAATGCTAGGGCGTTGTAAAACATCATTTACATAAACATCAATTGATTCTTCATCCGCTGGTGCGTCTGTTAGTGTGTATGCAGTTAGTGATCCTGTTCCTGTAAATGCTTGTGAGGTTGGAATGGGATTTGAAGTAATACTATTATCTGTAAACGAGAAATTACCATTACCATCTGTTTGTAATATTTGTCCGTTTGTACCATCGCTGATACCTAAGTCAAGTATTCCACTTACATCACTGGCAATTGTTATGCCTTTAGAACCAGTAGTAGTAACCGGAGTAATTGTAATGTTATTACCAGCACGAATTGATATTTCATCAACCGCTGCCGCTATAATATCAGTTGGTGTTGTATCACTAACTGTATCATAAATGTGCCATGTTTTAAATGTGGATTCAATTGTAACTGTTACAGTACCGTCTGAGTTATCAGTTAGTGCAAAACCACCATCAACATTAAAGTTAATGCCTGTTACATTTGCTACTTCTACATTTGATACTGGGTCGTTAATTTCCTTAACTGTAAGCGCCAAATCGCTTCGTATAGAGGTGTTTATGTTTGCAAGCTCTGTTGATGTTGCAAAGGCACTATCTGCTGACTGGAAGCTATTTACAATTTCTGTAAGAGAGTCTAGTGCTGCAGGATCTGTATTTGACAGTATGTTATTAACTTGCGTTTGTAATGCAGTAATATCAGAAGTGATACTAGACGATACTACACCTCTATTACCAGAGTATGTTGCACCTGTAATATAAACACTTTTGCCAGAAAAATTAACACCATTTGGTAAGTTATCACCAATAAAGTTTAGTACACCTGATTGATAATCAAAGAACCATTCATCGTTATTACCACTACCAGTAGTAAAGACTTTGTTGGACATTGTTTCAGCACCAGCGGCATCACCACTAGTATGAACATAAACATTTACAAGATATGTTGAACCAAATTCTGTTGGAATCCAATCTGTGATTCCTGTTTTCCAAGTTCTATTGCCTGTTGCAGTAATATCTTCGGTTGCTTCAATTGCCGTTTGTAGTGTTACATAACTATTAGAAGCAGAAGGCTTTACTGCTGGAATACTTCCAGACTCTGCCCAAATCGTATCACCACGTATTAGTAATGGACTTGGTAAACTTTCGTTGGCTGCTAATTTGTTAAAGACTGTATCAGTTTTAGTTGCACCAAAACCAACTTTCTTAAATAGATAGTCTAACTTTTGATTATCGGAAATTGCCATTAACTAGCCTCCCCAATTGATATACTTGTTATCTCTTTTCCACTTGCTAATGCTACTCTAACCAACACAACATTATTTGTTGCGTTACTCATATTTTCACTACCTAATGTCATTGTATAACTTGAGTTAATGCTTGAACCTGTTGGCACAACATCTGCACCTGTTAATGCACAACCATCTGCACCGTTACCGCCATTAGCAGTATCACTACCTGGTACACCTGCACCTGCATATTGGCTTGTACATTCAACCCAACCACTTAATCCACTAGCATTATCTACGCCAGTGCCAGGAGCTGCAATCCACATGCCTGCTATTCCATTTGAAGTAATGTTTATATCAAAGTTAGCAACAACTTGTCTGCGGAATGCAAAAGTAAAATACTGTGTTCCAGTATCTGCACTTCTGTCTGGTCCAACTGGTAAGAATCCTGTTGAATAATTTGTAGTGTTGTGTTCTAATGTGCCCCATCTTACAGTAGCTTCTTGTGTTCCACTTACACTAATTGCACCAGTAAATGGTGTAGCAGTATAATCTGTTGAACCTGTTATAGTTGGTGTATCAGTTGTGGCATTTACAAAATCTGCAATACGCAAACCGTCTTCAGTAATTGTTCCATTACCTAAGCTATTTGCTACTGGTATATTGTCTTCTATAACACCTGTAGGATTAGCAGTATGCACCTGTACAGCGGTGTTAGTTAGTTCTGTGTAGTTTGAGCTACCATTAACGTTATTTGCTTTAAATTTAAGCGTCTCAACTGCCTTAACACTACTTGTTGTAATGTTAATTGTTTGATCTGCTAGTGCATACCCAGAGGCTCCGATACCAGTGTTTGCTTCTGGTACACCTGCTGTTAAATACGATATTGCTTCCAAATCTGCATATCCTTTGTACTGTGTACTAATGGTTGCACCACTTGTACTTTCTGAATTAGTACCGTTAGCAATTTCAAATACATTGTTTGTATCTCTATATGCTTGACCAATCCAGTCAGAAAGTGATGCACCACTAAGTGTGAGGGTAGGGCTTCCTGTGTTGTAGTATGGAATTCCAGATATGTATCTGTAACTACCTGCGGTGCTTTCTGTCAAAGTAGCACTTGTTAAGTCAATAGTAGGAACGCTAGTTAAGTCATCACAAATAACTGTCACGTAGTTAGTATTGCCTGTTGCATCATGCTCTATTCTTTGATCATTAACACCTGTTGAATATTCAGCGAATGGTTTAGTAATTTTTGCATCGAATGTTTGATAAAAACCTGTAGGATAAGTTGAAGAACTTATACTATCATTTGCATCTCTTTGATCACTAATTACCAAGCTGTCAAAAGTACCGTTTTCATTTA